AGCGGCCTGCTGGACCGACTCCAGGATAGCCTGGGTCTTTGCCTTGACTGTATTGATGCTTGCCTCTACCTCGTCCGGCGAATTACCACCGACGAAGTCGAGAAGTTCCGGAGCGATGTTCTCGGACTCCTCGCCCACACGCTTCTGAATGTAGGTCTGGAGGTTGTTGAACTCCTGCTCCTTGGCGAACAGGGTGCGCTCCTGCTCACGCTCGCGCTCGAACTGCTCGAAGCGGGAGGTCCACTCCTGCTCCTTCTGCGCCAGCAAGTCCTTCGCGGACATGTCCTGCTCCGCCAGCGACTTGGCCTGAGTCTCGGCGTCCTTGCGGCGCTTCTCCTCGTCGGCCTGTGCGGCCTCACGGGCCTTGCGCTGGTCCTCGATCTCCTTGAGGAACTTGTTGTTCTGCTCCTCGATCTTGGAGATCCGGCCGTACAACTTGTCCTTCTCCTCCTGCCGCGCCTTGGCGATGTCCTCGGCGGTGAAGCGAGGTTCGGCAGGCGTGGCGGCGGGCGGCTCGACGACAGCGGCCGGTACGACGATGACGGGGTCGCCACCTTCACCGGGCTGCGGAGCCCCACCCGCGATGGGGTGGATCGGACGGCCATCCTTGCGGTAGCCAAGTACGGTCTGAGCGGGCACGGAAATGCCCTGGGTATGAAGCGACATGCGCTCTCGACTCCTAGTCGGTCTGGGTGTCCGGGTCTCGGCGAAGTCCGGCCCGTGGGCCGTACGCCTGTGTCACGATTTCAGTAGTCATTTTCTGAATCTCGGGAGCCGTGATGTTGCCGAGTTCGACACCACCGGGAAGCGTCACCGGATTCGGACCCGCAGGCTGATTGATGGGGTTGCCATCCGCATCAGTTTGCGGTGCAGGCGCATCCACCCCTTCAGGTGGCAATCCCGTCAGTTGCAGAATAGTCGAATCGATCTGCGCCTTTAGCATTCGCAGAGCACCCTGCTGTTTGGCGTCCTCGATCTGCTCCTCGAAGATCTCGCGGACCTTCTCGTCCGGGAACTCCTCGCCCAAGTCGTGGAGGGCTCCGCGCATGGACTCAAGGCCCATGGACATCTTCGCCTGGATCTCGTTCAACTTGATGAGGGTGTCGACCGGCAGAGGGGCAGGCCATTCACACTCGGTGAAGTAGGCCATGGGGTCGAGGACATCGACCATAGGCGGCTGATCGTCCTTCATGATGCCCTCGGTTGCAGGGTCATACAGCCGGGATTCCGGCTCGAAGGTGAACAGCGTCTTGAGGATGAGTTCGTTGACCTTCTGGAGGCCGACGGAGTACTGCATCTTCTTCTGGTCGTAGCGAGACATCATGGGTCGGTACATGATGGCCAGAGCCACACCCGATGTATTGCTCGCGGGTTGCATCTGTCCGAGCGCCGTTTCCGGAACGCCCGTTATCTCGTGCATGGAACGCTTGATCATCTCCAGGTACTGGAGCGGTCCCGCGATGTCGACGCCATTCTCCAAGTTGAACACGTTCGCGTCTTTGGGGAGTCCGCCCCACACCTTGCGAGGACCCTTCTCAAGGTTGCTCGCTTTCGCGCCCGTGATGATCGTTACGGGGGCGGCGTGGTAATTGATGATGTCGCTGATGTCGGTGGCCTTCTCGTTGTACTCACGATTCAGGCTGATGATGTCGGCGATATCGGAGAGACCCCAGGGTGAGCCGCTGACCTGCGAGTTGGCGATGTGGACCACGGGTATGAGGCCCAGCGGGTTCGGCCGGGAGTCTATGAGTTCGTCATTCAGATACTCTTCGATCGTCGAGTCCGTGAGCACTTCGACGTAGGTGTAGACGGATCGCGTCCCATCTTCGCCGGTAGCCCAAAAACGGTACTTGAGTTTGAAGCGGATCAGGCGGTCCCTGTCGTGGGGGTGCCACTCTGGAAAGCAGAAAGCAGAGTTGAGCGGGAGGATCCTTACGCGGCCGGGCTGTTCTTGTCCCAGATCATCTACGTATGCCGGTGCGTAGGCCACCTTCACAAAGCAGTCGCCACCGACGCCGCCTTGCTGGCCCATCTCCCAGAGCAACTGCTCCTTGCGGTTGTCCACCTCCCAGGCCCTCTTGAGGAGGGAGGGGACGATGTGCTCGTACTGCTTGACGGACTTGAAGTGAACTCCGCGCCCGAAGGTGAAATTGTTGATGTAGTCGGCGAAGGCCTTCACGTAGTTGAACGTGATCTGGCTCTCTCCAGCCTCGCGACGGTATCCCCAGTGATGTCCCAAGTAGTATGCAAAGTTCTGGGAATAGCGGTTGAGGCGCGGGCCATGCACTTCGAACTCCTCGTCGGCCAATTCGACTAGGCCGAGAGGAGAGATCGACACAGTGAGGTCTGATCCCGAGGCCCGCATAGACGGGCTGGCGAATGAGATGGCACCGCTCATGGAAAGGTTCTCCGACTCAGATTTCGATGACGCGAGTGGGCTTCATCTGCCGCGTCTCGCGCTTGGCCTTGGCACGGCTCTCGAAAGGCTCTCCGCGCTCGATAACGTCACCGCTGGGAAGCACCTCATGCAGGACGTACTGTCGCGTCTTGGCGCCTTCCTCGTCCTCTACGGGAACTCCGCGAACGAGGTAGCGTCCCCCGATGAGGCTCTTCCCGACCGTCTCGCCCTTTTGGAGCGGTAGGCGCGGAAGAACCTCATCGAAGGAGGCTCGTGGGGACCTGCGACGGTCGTTGAAGGCGACCACGTGAATCAGTCCTCGACGACAGCCGGGGACTGGCGCTCGTACCGGCTGCCGTTACGAACGACCTCCTCGTAGCGCACCGCCGCGTAGTCGGAGAAGGAGCCCTGCGCGAACTCACCGAGGTAGGTGGGTGCCTCGACCCAGGAGGCGGAACCGACGTGGACACGCTCGGCCATGGTCTCCTGCGGCGACTTCTCGTAGACGTTGGCGTTGTGGTTCGGGCGGCCCGGGGCCGTTATGTAGCCCTGGAGAGCGCCCTTGGTGAACTCGTTCGGCACGTCTGTGTCTGTGGCGACACCCTCCTCGAACCGAAGAGGACCGCGCCGTACAGCGTTGTCAGCGAGCTTGCGCTCATAGACCGTGCCGACGCGCTCCTGAAACTGCGGGTCGGGTGCGAGATTAGTCATTCCGTAATCCTCTTCTGATAGCGAGGTAGCGATACCAGGGTATGAGGAATCAGAAAGGCGTTGTTAACTAGCGATAGTCCGAAGCGAGAAAAGGCTCACCGGGGAAGTCGTAGCGGCCGGGACGGTGATGTCGTACTCCTCGCCCCCGGGGAAGCACTCCTTCACGCGCCAGGTGAATGCGGGCGTCACTCCGGCGACGTCGGTGGCCAGCAGGCTGATGGTGAGCAGGCCCCTTTCGACACGCTCGTGCACCTCGTGCAGCCACACCACGGTGTCCCCGTCGGTCACCCGGCGCACCGACGGCGTGAATCGCACCATGGAGCCGTTGAGCGCGTTGCCCTGGTCGTCCACGTATTTGGCCGTGACGGTGACGGCCGTGAAGTTGGGCGGAAGAGTAAGGGGCGGAGTATCAGGGCCTGCCACGGTGGAGGGCTTCTGAGCCGTCCATCCGGGGGCATTCCATTCGTCGGCCATAAGAGGTCCTTAGCGCTGGAAGGGAGAATTGGAAACTTCGACCTCGGGCATCGTGTAGTCCTTGGTCAGAACGCAGGCGAGCGCCAGGGAATCCGCGTAGTCGTCGTGGGCGTCGGCCGCGCGAGGGGCCTCAGCCAATACGTACGGGCCCTCGAATTTCTTCTCCAGGTCTTCCATCTGCTGACGGAAACGCTTGTAACTCTTGAGACGCCGGGTGTACGCGTGGGCGGGCCAGGAGATGAGTCCCCGGTTCATCAATTCCATGAGGTGCTTCCACCGCTTGGACTGCTCGGGGCGCTGGGATCCCAGCGCTACGATGTCGATATCCGGCATGAGGACGCGCAGCCGGGATATGACGACGTCACCGACACCGCCCTCGTCGACCGCGATAGCCATCACGTTGTAGTTCCGTGCGAATTCGACGATGCGGAAGTACTGGTTCTCCCAGTCCATTCCCCCGAGGTCCATCCAGTTGAGGATTCGGTGCTCGAAGTTGCCGAACTCGTCGGGTGCGTCCCAGCGGACCCACACGGCCGTGACGATCGTGGAGTCCTGCTTGCGAGCAGGGTCGATGCCGATGACGACGGGGCTCTTGTGGTAGGCCGGGACGACCTGCATGGAGACGTCGCCGAGTTCGTCCAGCCGCTCGGTCGTGGTGAACATACCCTTGTCGAGCAGCCACATGAGGCGGTACGACAATTTGAATTCGTCGGAGTCCTCGCCGATGCGCAGGAGTTCCTTCTTGACGAATTTCGCGTAGTTCTCGTTCCACTTCGAGACTTCTTTCCAGTCCGCATCGAAATGGTTCTGCCGGGCGCCGCGCTTTGTAGCGGTACGCCGGTTGATCTGGATCTGGTTGTAGAAGACGCCCTTCTCGTACGTGGGCGTTCCTGTGAAAACCATCGTTGCATTGGTCGAGGCACCCATCGGGCCGATCGACTTGTTGACCATTTTCTCGTCCGCGCCCTGGCACTCGTCGATGAGGATCAGGTGATAGGTGCGGCCTTCAATGGTGGCGCGAGGGTGACAGGTCTGCTTTCGCACGAGGCTGCCGGAACGCTTGAGGGATATCGAGCGTCCCTTGCCTGCCACGGTGTCGTCGATTTCGGGGTCGGCCATGATTTCCAGGGCGTGGTCACTGGTAAGGCGGGCCACGATTCGGCCGTACAAGTTGTCGGCCTGCTCCTCGACGGGGGCGAATGCGCCGACCCAAAGGCCTTCCTTGAATTTGCCCATCAGGTCGGGGAAGATTTTCGCCAGCCTGGGGAACATGATCATGCAGGCGGCGACGCAGTTGGCCACGGTCTCGGACTTGCCGGACTGCCGGGAGAAGAGCGCGGTAAGGGTGGCGCCGTCGTTGATGATCAGCGACTCGATCAGACGAGCCGCGAAAGGGCGCTGGTACCCGTACAGGGGGTGGCCGGAGACCTCATCGACGATGAGGAGCATCTTGGCGACGATCTGGTCGACGAATGCCTGCGAGGTCTGGTCCAGGACCACCTCGGTGTCGAGCCTTGCCTGACG